GCAATTGGCTGTTTAAAAGGTGTTTTGATCCCTGTCTCAAAAACGGGGGTCAGTCCCGCATGGGAGAGGTTTTTTTAAACAATAAGGAGATGAAAAAAGATGAAGCTTCCCGCTTATATTGATATGCCGTTTCAAGAATGGAAAACATCCTTTTCTTTTTTCAATGAGGTATCCGTAAGATTTTCCGAGACAGACATGTTTGGGCATATGAATAATGTAACCCCTTTTATATATTTTGAGGAGGCGCGGATTTCTTATTTTAAAAAGCTGAATATGATGAGTGAAAACAAACAGACCATGACAGTCGTGGCAAGCCAGCAATGCGATTATTTGCGCCAAGTCATGCCTTATGAAGAGTTGCGCATCTATGTGAAAACAAGCGCAGTCGGCAGTTCATCTCTTACCTTGCACTATCTCGGAGAGAACCTCGAAGGCGAACCCTGCTTCACCGGGGCAGTCGTGATGGTTCAAGTCTCAAAGGAAAGCGGCAAAGCTGTCAGCTGGACAGATGAGGAGAAAGAAACGCTTCTTCATACACGATAAACTAATTATCTTGTAAACGTCACCTCCTGCGCCCTTCTTACATATGTTATCTCGACTATATCAAAACCCATTCGTTTCTGATTCGCTCTCACCTTAGCAAGGAGGGTTACAATACTTGAAGGAGAAAGAATTTCAATCGAAGCCGCTGCTAACGAAAAGAGAAAGAGAAGTGTTCGAATTGCTCGTTCAAGATAAGACAACAAAGGAGATTGCAAGCGAGCTATTTATCAGTGAGAAAACCGTTCGAAACCATATTTCAAATGGTATGCATATCGTTCGCAAACTAAGAGCCTCTAAAGGGCTCTTTTTTTATATGATGAGTCGTTTTTTATTGAAGTACATATTGATGCGGGTCATCGCAAATGACTCTGGAACCTTGAAGGCATCGGCAATGACTTGAACTGCGTCGTATAGATTACGGGGAATGTCCATTGCTCGGAGCATGAAAGTAGGTATACAAAAGTGATACGCAAAATAATTGGCCTGGTACTCTAAATATCGTTTCCACGAAGCAGGCATGATCTTATCATCGTTCATGTGTCTAAAATCATGGCAAACCTCATGAGCAAAATCCAGCCACTGTTCCTGTCGTGTCTTTCGTGAATCTAAAGAAATTGTATACATGCCGTTGAATCGCAGAGCAAAACTCGTTTCCGGATTGTAAACAATTAAGATGTCCAAGGCCTGAGCAATTCTATCAAAATTAATCTCATGTGGCTTTGTAATATTGATCTCCCTGTAAAGCTGTTCAATCCAATCTTCTAAATGGCTGTTAGTGTATCTCAAAGATGAAACCTCCCTTAAATAACCAAAGATGTGACTTTTATCATGGGCTTTATTGTATCTTATCACCTATTTTGTTGATGATAAACAAACATATGTTCTATTTTAGGGCTAAATAAAAGCCCTAAGCGGGCTTTTATTTTATTTGGTCTCTCAGAATTGAAACTATTCTATCTAGAGAATGTTCATCAATATTTCTGATGGTGCGTTTGCTACTCATCCCGAGCTTACCTTTGATTTTTAGGTGGAGAATACCTAACTGCATTGTAGCCATTCCCAATGGATTTGGGGCAATGTCAAAGTCAACTTCCTTGATACTTTTAAATTCAACAACTTCAGTATCTGCACCACCGAAAATACCACCTTTCATGGTGACAAACAAAAGTTTCTTTTCGGTAATAACCATAAAACCAAATTTAGTCAGCTTCGGATCAGCTGAAGTTATATGTAGAATCTTCTCCTTTTTCCCAACTTCTTTTTTTAAAGCTTTAATTGCATATTCGTAAAACTTTCTTTCTGACTTAGGAAATTCTTGAATGATAGTTTCTAATTCTTTAAGAAATATCGGATAGTTTATAATTCCATACTTATAGTTTAGTTTTTGAAATTTTTGTGCCATCACTAATCTCCTCTATTCAACGTTCACAAGCATAGTTGTCGTGATCTCGGTCCATTTTCGATTGGTATGCCGGATGTGAACTAGGAACACCATTAGGATATTTTTTTCTTAATTCAGTGCAATTCGCAAAGCTCTCTGATTCACTTGACGAAGCGGCAGAAGAAGTTTGCGCATCATTTGTATCGTCTGATGTTTCTTTTGATCCAGCATTTGAATTTTTTGAAACTGATGACTGTGATATAGATTGTTTAGATGTTTTGGCTTTTTTTACAGCAGTGGTTTTATCTTTAACACACCCATTAAACCCTTTATCAGTAACATACCCACTCTTACTCCAGATGGACAATTTCTCTGTTTTTGCTTGCTGTTCGTCTTTTTCAAATTTATCTATGTACTTCGTGTTTGGCTCGTATACATAGGCTACTCTTGCCAGGCCTTCTTTTAATAATGTTTCTTGCACAGATTTGCCGTCTACGTAAACATAAGCAAGCATTCTCCCATATTTGTCTCTTAGATCACCTTTATCAAACTCTAATTGCAGTTTTCCGTTGCTAACCAATTCTTTGTTTCTCTTAGAGGCGTCCTCCCCATAAGGTTGAACACATGAGTTGGGTTTTTTAGTTTCTGGCGTGTCAATTAATAGGTAACGAACTGTTTCGGATTTCCCTTTATATTTGACTTTGATTGTATCGCCATCGACTGATTTTTCTAGAGTAACGTCAACTAAATTCTTTTTGTTTTCTGTACTTTTACCTGAATTCGAGTTAGATTTACTTGTCTCCTTTGATTGTTTTTCAGCAGTCTGTTGTGATGACTCAGTGTTTTTCTCAGAGGTTGTTGTCGAGCCACAAGCAGCTAAAGAAAAACTGAGAGTCAGAGCTCCGATACCCAATAACCATTTTTTCAATTGTAATTTCCCCTTTTATAATGAAGTGCAATCTCTCTCTTTGTATCGACTAAATAAAGGATTTTTTTACTTTTTCTCTCTGTCATCTGATTAAAAAACCCTGAATGTTTTACCTCAAAATTTGCGGTTGAATGCAAAAATGACCTCAAGAATCACCTCAAAAATTGAGGTTGAAATGGTTTCAACTGAATAGTTTACCTCAAATTTTGAGGCGAAGTGTTCAGCATTAATTAAACTAAACTAAACAATAATAATAAATAAAGATAAAGAGATCGTTATGTAATTATTTTTTGTTCCCGTTTTTTATATCTCCGGGTTGTCTACCTGATTTTAATTGCTCAGCAATAATTCTTTGAGCTGCTTCTAAAATTGAAGCTGTTATCTTTCCATCAGCAGCAGCCACCAATGTATCTGGATCTTCAAGAATCCTTCTTGCTTCTTTGTTGAAGATATTATCCTGAGCCTCCTGACTTTCTCCCCTTAAAAGAAAATCAGTAGTGACACCATAAAAATCAGCAATCTTTATTAACATGTCATAGTCAGGCTTTCTTTTATTTATCTCATAATGAGCATAAGTGCCTCGTGAAATCCCTAGAATTTCAGCCAATTTATCTTGAGTGAGTTTCCTGGATTCTCTAAGCTCTTTTAAGCGATCGCCTAGCATTTTCCCTCCCACTTTCTATGTAAAAGATTATAAAACTTTCTTGTTATGCCTTCTAAGTTTGCTTTATATCTACTCAGGCACACACAGGCACACACAGGTACACACAGGCACACACAGGGCTATTATAACGTAGCAAAATGCTACAATGAAAAAATGTCGCAAAAAAGTACAAAAAGGAGTTGATTTGTAGCATAAAGCTACAGTATAATAAAAACAACGAGTAGCGAAACGCTACAAAGGAGGTGCGAAAGTGAAACAACGTACTTGGTTGCTCCATATTCGAACCAAAGCAGAAATGACCCAAGAAGAGGTGGCTAATCGGGCAGATATAAAAAGACCTTACTACAGCCAAATTGAATCTGGGGTGAGAAGACCTAGCGTTCAAGTGGCAAAGAAAATCTCCGAAGTTTTGGAGTTTGATTGGGCTCTTTTTTTTGATAGTGAATGTAGCGAAAAGCCACAAAAAATACATTCTGCTTAATTTCTTGGTTAGTCCAACCGTCCAACACGAATACACTGACGTGAGGTGATCACATGGCGAAACAAACTAAGAAAAAAACAACAAACATCAAGATGGGCAAAGAATATTACGGAACGATGGACAGAGAAGAATGCTTCCGTAAAGCTCTTGAGCCGTACTTCACTTCTAAAAAAGAATTAAGGCTTCACGCTTAATATTCTGCTTCACCTTTTTTTGGTGGACAAGCAAGGAGGTAACAGCATGAATCAAATTGTTTTTATTGAAGGCAACCAAGCCGTAACAGACAGCCTGACAGTGGCTGAGGTATTCGGAAAACGTCACGCCGATGTAATAAAAAGCATTGAAACGCTTAATTGCTCTAAAGATTTTGCTGAACGAAATTTTTCGTTGAGTGAATATCAAGATCCAACAGGACGATCATTGAAAAAATATCTGATCAAACGTGATGGACTCGCATTTTTGGTTTTTGGTTATACGGGTGCAAAAGCAGCAGTGTTCAAAGAAAAATACATTGCTGAATTTAACCGGATGGAAGCCGAGCTTCAAAAAATGACTCAACCGTCCTACATGATCGAAGATCCAGTCAGCCGGGCAAAGCGATGGATCAGCGAGCAGGAAGAACGGCAGCAACTTGAACAAGCATTGAAGATTCAGGAACCATTGGTCAACTTTGCACAGAGTTGCATGGCGGCCGAAAAATCATTGCTTGTGAGAGAACTGGCAAAGCTTGCTTCGAAAAACGGCATCATGATTGGTGAAAAGCGACTGTTTCAGAAGCTGCGCGAATGGAAGATGATCATGGCCAACAAGAATGAGCCATACCAGGAATACATCGAGCGAGGTTTCTTTGAGATCGCACAGGGGGTGCGCCAAGTAAACGGGACGCCGAAATCCTGGCTGACAATGCGCATCACTCCGAAGGGACAAGCCTTCATCATCAATAAGCTGAAAAAACAACAAGCCAGCTAGTTCCTTCATTACTTAAATTTTACCAGTTAAAACTAAATATATCAGGGGGCAAACATATGTCGAACAATCCATACAATATGGACAATTTACCAAGCATTCTCAGGCGGGAACGCAAAAGGGCAGGATTGTCGCAGTATCAAATTGGCAAGGTGATTGGGAATAGAGATCAATCGTATGTCTCCAATGTTGAAAACGGTATTTTTCCTCTTACGCCTGATCTGTGTATCAAGTGGTTTGAAGCTTGCGGAGCCTATGAACATATTGATCTCGTACATTTCTTGTTTAAGCTTCATCCGACAGCAGCGGCGCCTATTGATCCGGCATTAAATGAGAGCGCAAGCAGTGCCGTTATCAATATGATTCATCAGCTCGAAGAAGCATTGCAAGCTACAAAACATCTGGCTCGTTGGCTGGCAAATGATCGGCCCGGAAGGTCAGATGATATACCGATGGGGGACATCAAACAAATATTTGATCTGATCCCAGCAAATAAAACGCTGATTTATTCATTAGTGCGGAGTCACGGTTTAAGCATGCAAGAGCTGGCCGATAGGTGGACGCGTAAAGCATTAATGGATCGGGTTGCAATGGCAAAACAAGAAGAAAGGAAGGCGGTATTAGTATGAAAACCAATCAATTTTTAAAGTCAGATGTAGAGTCAGCTACAAGAAAAATTAACTCAGCGGAAGAGCTTTCAATCATGTTGTTAGAGGCTTTACGTGATGGAGATTACGAAGAGGCTACGAGTCTAGCTGGAAGTATCAAAGTTCTTTCTGAAGATATCAGCCGACTGGCGAATAAAGCGAGGTTGCATGAAACAGTTATGAAAATGCAACAGCGCGGCATCAATTTGGCAGTGATAAGTAGGTGTTTGGGATGATGGTTCACTTTGTTCACAAACCATCAACAGCGTTGGAGGTCAGAGCATGGTGTGAAAGAATCCGAAATCATAGCGAACTGTATCTGATTTGGGATGAACGCATAGCAAATTACAGAAAGGAGAATATGAATGACGATCGAAAACCCGATGATTCTGAACAACTGGCATGACAGACTGACTGAGCCGGAAACACAAAAGGATTTTTTCGGGGATGAAGTAACGCCTTTCGACGATTACGTGATAGATAACGCTGAGGGTGAAGTCATCTTGAGGGAAAACCTTGAGCGGTACCTAAAGGAGCATCTTGGTTTTGAATTTAAAAATGAGCAATAAAAAAGCCCACTCGGCAAAGTGGACTCGGTAAGGCGTTTTGACTTGAATATTTACTTAATTATACCAAAACGCCTCATACAAATCAATGGAGGTATTAGACGTGGATAAAAAATACTTGGTGACATTTTATACATCAGTTGTTTTAGGAGAAGAAGCTGATGCTTATCAAAGGGAATATAAAGGATCTTCAACTGAAGAGGTTGCAGCATTAGTTCAAACTGATTTATCAAATAATACATTTTTAGGTCACAAGGGCGGTATTTGGTGGTTTAGATCATCAGAGGTAGTCAATTTTGAGATCCGTGAAATCAAAGGGGGCTCTTACGATGGCTAAAGCAGTAAAAGTGGCATTCAGCGAGCGCGCAGAGGATCAGCAACGTTTAAGACAGGTTGGAGGTTCTATTGTATTCGCCAAAAACGGTAAAGCGCAGTTTAGTTTCCCTTCTATGGATCACTACCGGGAATGGCAGCGGCTTGGTGCAGAAGCTTACAAAAGAAAGGTGGGGCTGCTCTGATGCAAGCAGAGGTTTTCGCTTCGACAGCGGACATGAGTCGGGACGAATGGCTTCTTGAGCGACGGAAAGGCATCGGCGGTTCAGATGCTTCTGTAATTTTAGGCATAAACAAATGGCAAACACCGTTTGAATTATGGTTAGACAAAACAGGTCAAGTACCTGTGAGTGAATCAGGAAGTGAGGCAGCCTACTTCGGTTCACTCCTTGAAGATATCGTTGCAAAAGAGTTTGAGATACGTAGCGGCAAAAAAGTAAGGCGGAGAAAAGCAATGCTCAGGCATCCTAAGCACGATTTTATATTGGCAAACGTTGATCGAATGATTGTTGGCGAAAAAGCCATTTTGGAATGCAAAACCACATCGGCATACAACCTGAAAGAGTGGGAAGATGACGAGATTCCTGACAGCTATATTGTTCAGGTCCAACACTATCTAGGAGTGCTGGGGCCTGAATATAAAAAAGCATATTTTGCTGTACTGATCGGCGGCAATAAATTCGTTTGGAAAGAGATTGAGCGCGATGACGAGCTTATTGCATTGATCTTTCAGGCCGAAATTGAATTTTGGAATGAAAAGGTCTTGGTCGGAAAGGCTCCGGTTCTTGACGGTTCGAGTGCTGCAGAAGAATATCTCAAGCAACGTTATGCCGAAGCAGAAGGCGGCAAAGTCGTTGATCTCACATCTGATAATAAAACACGTATTCAGCAGTATTTACAGCTGAAAGAGCAGATCAACGAGCTGTCATTGCAGGCAAAGGAATTAGAAAACCAGATCAAACATGAAATGAAGGAAGCAGAATATGGATTCATCGGAAACTATCAAACTAGCTGGAAGTCAGTTTCAACTAATCGGATCGATAGCAAGAAATTGAAAGAGCAGTTTCCAGATGTATACGAGAAAGTCACAAAAGAAGTGCAATTCAGGCGCTTTGGAATTAAGGAGGTTAGCTGAATATGGCTACAAATCAAACGCTTAAAAACAGCATTCAGAAGAAACAAAACAGTGCCCCAGGACAACAGCAGGGAACAACGATGAAGGGCCTACTTTCTTCTCCGGCAGTCATGAATCGATTCGAAGAAGTTCTGGGAAAAAGAGCGTCTCAATTCACAGCGTCAATTCTGAGCCTGTACAACAGTGAAAATACGCTTCAAAAGGCAGACCCTATGAGTGTAATTTCATCGGCTATGGTGGCGGCAACGCTCGATTTGCCAGTGGATAAGAACTTAGGTTATGCCTGGATCGTTCCGTATAAAGGCCGTGCGCAATTTCAGCTTGGTTACAAAGGATACATTCAGCTTGCTTTGCGGACGGGCCAATATAAATCTATCAATTGCATACCGGTTCATGAAGGAGAATTGCAAAAGTGGAATCCGTTGACCGAGGAAATTGATATTGATTTTGAAAAGCGTGAATCAGATTCGGTTATTGGTTACGCTGCTTATTTTGAGCTTTTAAATGGATTCCGAAAAACTGTCTATTGGACAAAGGCTCAAGTTGAGAAACACAAAAAGAAATTTAGCAAGTCGGACTTCGGCTGGGGCAAAGACTGGGATGCGATGGCACTCAAAACCGTTCTAAAATCCATGCTCAGCAAGTGGGGGATACTCTCTGTTGAAATGCAAAAGGCAGTTATTGAGGATAACGAGGAACGAGAGCGCATTGACATCACTGACGAAATGTCTGAGCCAGAAATCATTGATGCCGAACCATCTGAGGAAAAACCAAGCGCGCAGGACGCTGATCCTTTTGACGGCAAGCCTGTAGACATCAGCGAAGATGACCTCCCATTTGATTAAAGTCGGCATCCCCTTCTGTTACAAATGGCTGACGGAAGGGGCGCCAAATCGCGCGCAGCTGTTCCGTGCTTATGTTGAAGGCTATCTCAGAACAAATGAACCTGGCTTACGTTTAGTCCGCATCAGCGGAATGACAGCACTGTGCTCAAAGGAAGTAGGTGAGCCATGAACTACCTGAAAGAAATGAACGGCTTCATGAATTGGCTAGAAACGAATCCGTTGTCTGCTACAACTCAAGCATTATGGTTTCATCTTTTGCACATCAACAACAAGGCAGGGTGGCGAGAGTGGTTCACCACTTCAAATACCACTTTGCAAGCAAAGATTGAGATTTCCGAAAACACGTTGATCAAACACCGAAAGATGCTGATTGATCTTAAAAGAATCGAATATAAGCCGCAGGGGAGGAAGGCAGGGCAATACAGGCTGATCTCATTTGAAACGCCTGTAACGGAGCAGGAACCGTCTGAAAAGCCTGTTCCTGAACCGACACCAGTACCCCAAGAAACGCAGGAGGTTGAGCAGAAAATGAAAAATGCTTTTGAGCTATTTGAAAATAAGGTCGCTCGTTCTATTGGTACCATCGAAGCGCAAAGAATCGGCTACATGGTGGATGATTACGGCGAAGAGAAGGTCATGGAGGCCATGAAAAAGGCTTTTAGAAATAAAGGCAGCAACGTTGGCCTGAGCTACATTGAGGCAATCCTGTCCAATCCATTAAGCCAAAAGAGAAAGGAGAAACAACAGTATGGCAATAAACAAAGCAGTCAGTATAGACACAGCGTTCCAAGCAATGATGAAGGGTCTTCAAGCAAGATCGCGTTCCTGGGAAACAGAACAGGCCGAATCAGAAGAAAAGGTTGAATATGAATGCTCTGAGTGCAAGGATCGCGGCGTTGTGATCTACCGCATCCACAAAGACACTGAGCTGCGGTTGAGAAAAGAACACAAGCCATTGGACAGCCTATCACTTGATGAAATGGTTCTTGAAGATGATTACCTTGCAGGAAAGGTTTGCACGCCGGATAAGGCTCGGGAATGGAAAACGACGTATTCCAAACAATGTGAGTGTGTGAAACAAAAGAAAATAGCGAAGCTCATGGCAGCCAGCGGCATTACAGAAAAGTTCGAAAAGCTGTTGTTTGGCAACTTCAAATTAGATGGCAAACCCCAAATGATCAAAGATGCCTATGAATGTGCGGTCGAATACTTCAAAGACTTTGAAAACATCAAGGGAGAGCGTGCCAATAGCATTGCTCTGCTGGGACAGCCGGGCAGCGGCAAAACCCATCTGTTAACGGCCATCATGAACAATCTCATTAAGAAGAAATCGACTCACTGCCTGTACTTTCCTTACGTTGAGGGCATGAGTGATCTGAAAAATGACTTTGACCAGCTGGAAACAAAGCTGAATGCCATGAGAAAAGCAGATGTGCTGTTCATTGATGACTTATTCAAGCCAGTTGATGGGAAGCCAAGGGCAACTGAATGGCAAGTCGAACAGATCCAGTCAGTTGTGAATTATCGCTACCTGAACCATAAACCTCTGCTGATCTCTTCTGAGCTCACAACGGACGATCTGCTGGACGTTGACGAGGCGCTGGGGTCACGGATTTACCAGATGTGCAAGTATTACACGGTGATCATTCAGGGAAACCGAATGGAATTAAATCATAGATTGGGTGATTGGGATTGAACGAGAATACGAACGGCAACAGCGGCATTTACATGTTCGGGCCTGCTGAACAAAAGGGCGGCAAGGACCTCACACCGGCTATCAGGGTGCTTGAGGAAAAGATCAGACAAATGGAGCTGATGCGCAGTGCTTAAAGCGGTGATCCTGCTGCCGGCAATCATACTCACGGCGCCAGCAAAAGAAAAGCAGATTCAGCAATGGGAAGAAAATGACGGGAGGTAAGGAGAATGAGGGAAATCAAGTTTCGCGCTTGGTATGGAGAAAATATTGGTATGTTAACACCGCAATTCAATGGTGATATAAATGAAATTTTTGCCGAGAAGAATGGCATTTATATGCAATACACCGGATTTAAGGACAAGAACGGCCGGGAGATTTATGAAGGAGATATTTTGCAAATTAGCAATAAAGAAAACAAAGATTATCACATGGAAGTCTTATGGACGGGGCAAGGGTTTGGTTACACGATCATAAGAAATGAAACAAAACGTTCTGGATATATTGTTGGTCATCATTCAGAAAGAGGGTTGAATTTTTACAACGGGGCGTCAGAAGTCATCGGCAACATTTACGAAGATCCTGAGCTTTTGGAGGCATCACATGCCAGCAAATAAGTACGGCGCCAGAAAAACACAGGTAGACGGCATCACGTTCGACAGCCGGGCCGAAGCCAAATACTATGAGCAGCTGAAATGGCTCAAGTTGAGCAAGCAGATCAAAGATTTTAAGCTGCAGCCACGGTTCCTGCTGCAAGAGGCATTCAAAAAGAACGGCAAAACTTTTCGGAAGATTGAATATATTGCAGACTTTGAGGTTCATAACTTGGACGGCAGCATCGAGATCATTGACATCAAGGGCGTGGAAACAAAGGAATTTGCCATCAAACGCAAGCTGTATGAGCGGCGTTATGAAACGCCACTGAAAGTGCTGGCTTTGGATGATTTTTTAGGCTTTATCGAATTGGACGAGCTGAAAAAGCTGAAAAAACTCAAAAGAAAGGCGGGAAAGTCCACTGTTAAACGTGGTAATCGCAGACGATCGGCCGTTGTGGGTGCAGGAAGAAGATAAGCTCATGGCCTGTATGACACGTTGCTCTCAGTTCAAGGCATGCGCCAGCCGAATGGGTTCTGATTGCAAGAAGCTCGGCGGCACGGAAATACCCAAAATCAATTC